CGGACCAGCCGCACCCGGAGCGCCCTCAAGGGACTCAAGCCACTCAGCCTCAGTACCAACAGACGGGTCGTTCGCAAACGCAAGCTGATACGCCGACATACCCGCCGCCCCACCCGCAACAACTTCAACCGTGATATCGCTCACTGCGTCACCTGATCCTTCGGCTTGATCTTGCCCGCAACCCACGTACGCTCAGTAGGCGTGTGCTGCAAATCCCAATAACAGACATCCGGCAGATTGAGCGTGTCCGCCGCCGCAATCGAGAACCGGAACACACCCGTGTCCGCGTCAGACGAATCCACCGTGATAGACGCAAGCGGCGGGTCATCAGAGTTGCCCGCCACTTCACGGATCTGCGCCTCCCAGCCCGTCGTCGGCAACACCACCGGCACGCCATCCTCAACCACCGTCCACGCGAACGACACGGTGTCCTCACGCCGGAACCCGCTGATATTCAGCACGCCCGGGGACAGGTCAAGATCAGCCATGTTGTCTCCTCACCAGAGTCCAGAACCAGCGTGCGAGCTTGCGGAGTGGGGTGTTCTCGAGCGCGGTCAGCCGCGCGTGCAGGGCAGCGACCTGCGCGGTCAGCAGGGCAACGGATTCGATGCCCGCGACACGGCCGTCGTCGTCGAACGTCAGGAATCGTTCAGCGTCGGTGCCGAGCAGCTCGTCCGCGATCGGACCGATACGCCGGCGCCCGTCACCCTCGATGTACTCCCACTCGAAAACCTCGGGAAACACCGAAACGAGCGGCGGCGCGGGGATGATGTTCTGCTTCAGGTGACGGGCAGACGGGTTCGAGAACGTGCCCTGCACCGTCAGATTCCCCGGAACTGAAACGGTGTCAGGCGTTAGTCCGCCGACGCCGAGACGGATCTGGTTTGCCGCAGTCGTCTCGGCGTCGGCACCCACCGCAGTGGAATGGGTGTGACCGAACGCGATGTGCGTGTTGTAGCCCAGAGCCGTACTATCGACTGCCTGCGCGGAAGCAGCCCCACCGAACGCGGACGAACCCTCCTCATCAGCCCAAGAGAACGCGCCAACCGCCGTCGCGTAGTCGCTCCCATAGGCTTTCGATGTCCGCCCAATAGCGACCGAGTCGTAGCCGGTAGCGTCAGCCGACCGCCCAAGGGCTACAGCGTTCGTCCCCGACGCATTAGCATCATCCGGGCCCAACGCGACCGAGTTCGACCCAGTGCCAGGGTGGGAACTATCCCCACCAGCCGAACCAGTGCCAGCCTCCAACCGCTCAACCCGCTTCCGCAGTGTCCGGTCCCCAACATTCAAATCAGACGGGTCATCAACTGGCATCCTGAACCTCCGGTGTCACAGTCAAACCAAGGTCGCCACGCAACCCCACAACACGCTTCGTGTACGGCCCATCAAGGATGTACTCATCACCCGTAGACGTAACTTCAAGCAACCGCCCCGGTGCAGCAAACGCCGGCCCACCCGGGTACACATGCAACCCGAACGACATAACCTCAGTAGGAACATGCAAAAACGCATACGTGTTGTTCGCCGCATCCTGCAACCGAGTCACGTCAGAGATGTCACTGAACGTCATCCACGTGTCACGAATACCAATCCCACCCGGATACCCCGACAGAGGTGCATACGCTGTCGGCGCCGACGCACCGCCCGTACCAAACGCGAGCACACCCGTCATCTGCTTCACATAGTCGGTGTAAACCTGAAGATCCAGAACCGGGCTATCGTCCCCAGCCAGATCAATCGCAGTCGCCGAACCAATCTCAACCCCAGGCGCCCCCACGACCGTCTCAAACCGCAACGCCGAACCCGACTTGTACGGTCGCAAGTAAATCTCGCAACCGTCATCCTCAACCTGCTGAAGATGATCCTCAACCTTCAACCGTTCGCTATGCTTCCAGTCCGCAGAGAACCCACCCGACCCATCAGCAGGCAGATCAATAGGAAGCGCGAACCCCGGAGTCGACGTCGCAAGACCCAGCACCGCCCGCGCCGCACCCGAACGCGACCGAGACGACACAGTAAGGATCGAGTTCGTCGGATGATAAGCGTCCACACCGTACAACATGCGATCATTCAGATACGCACCACGGAGCTCACCCGACGCCACCTCAAGAGTCCGCGTCTTCTTCGTATACGTCGGCCGCTGAATCACCCCCGCATACGCAACATGCGAACCCCACTCCTGGGTAATCGTGTACTTGTTGCCAGTGGTGAACTCCCGAATATCAGCACGCGAAACCCCCGCCCCATACAACGGAAACGCGTGCCGGCCGCGACCCTTACCAGACAGCCGCGTGTTCCACTCCCCCGCACTCGGCTCGGGGAGCGTCAACACATGCGCACCCGACTGCGTGTTGTAAATGTTGAAGGACCACGTCACGGGAGCAACACCTTCGTCGGATCAGGAGCCCACAACTGCAACCGGTACCGTGCCCGCGTCCCATACATCTCGATGACAACCTCCGGGGAACCGTGCCGGCGAACCTCCGCCGTGTACGTCCCCGTCGCCTGCTCAACCGCGAACGTGTCCATCCCGCCATCCGCAAGCAGATCCTCGAGCGCCTTCATCGCAACCTCGAACGCCGCAGGATCGTCGTCGGTCAGGATGAGTCCCGTGAGAGTGATGAGCCTTGGCCCGAGGTATCCGGGGGCGTCGAAGTCGCCGTCGCCGTTCGGGCGTGCGATCGTCTCGCGACGCATCTCCACACCCTCAAACCAGCCCTTCAACCCGTCGCGCTCGATCGTGTACGTTGCCGCACCCTCACCGCCAACGAACGTCAGCCCACCAAGAGTCGCGTTCATCAGTTCCCCCTAGCTGCGAACGCCATCCGCTCCGCAGCGATACGGGCGATCTGCGCCTCACTCATCCCCGGCGCCGGCTGAATGATCTGCGTGACATCGACAGTTGACACGGCGCCCCCACCGGAACCCCACCTAGGCATCGGAGCCGCGTACTGAGGCTGAACCTCACCACCATCCGCATACCCACGGATACGCCCACCACTGTTGATGTAATGCAGCAACGCCTTGTTCCGCTGAGCCGCATCCGTGTTCACAACGAACTCACCAGTAGCCGCATGAATGAGGACGTTGTCCTTACGCGACGGCGTACCGGGGATCTCTCCACCACCCGCGAACCCACCCGCAGTGCCGTCACCGGCTCCACCCTCACGGGTAGCCCGGTACACAATCGACCCCTTGAGAGTCCCGTACCGGTTCATGAAGTTGTCGATCGTGGTTGCGGCCGCGGCCGTCTCAGCAACCAGGTGAACCGCCTTCTCGTCCGGCAGTGCGAACACCTTGTCAGCGAGCTTCTGCACCTCTTCGGCGTTGAAGCCAGCCTCAGCGGCGGAGTCGATGAACGCCTGACGCTGAGCCTCGAGCGTGCCGAGGTAGGTGGCCGTTGCCTTGTCCGCGCCGACCGTTCGCGAGTCCACTTCGAGTTGGGCATCTGCCGCCGCAATCGCCTTAGCGGCGACGTCAGACAGCATCGCCGCGTTAGCCGATCCCGACTCGGTCGTCTCATCCAACGTCAGGGTGAATCCCTCGAGCGTCCCTACGAACCCATCGAGGGTGCCGTTAGCCTCCTGGAACGCCTTCTTCTGCAAGTCGATGAACGCTTCCTTCTGCCGGTCCACCTCATCGCTGATGCCGGCAAGGGCCGACTGGTACGCCGCGTTCGTGGAGACCGCGTCCTGACCGATCCCGTTCGCCTCATTGATCGTGTCAATGAGCTCACGCAAGTTCGACTGAAGCTCTGCTGCCTTGTCAGCCGCGTCCTGGTATGACGTCGCCGCATCCGTGGTTTTGTCTGCCGACTCGCCGGCCGCAGCCGCCTGGTCCTCCAGGTTCTTGTCGGCACGCTCCAGCCCGCCAGACAAGTCATTGACCGCGTTGACCGAATTGGCGATTGCGGGGTCAAACGGGTTGCCGTTGGCATAGTCGTAGAGCTTCTGCCGCAGATCCTCGACAGCGTCGCCGCCCTCCAGGATCTTGTCGGTCAGCTCCTTCTGCGAGATGCCGGCGTTCTTCGCACCGTCGAACGCGCCAGCCTCAGCAAGCTTCTTCGCAACCAGTTCCCGCGTGTAGTCAGTGACCGCACCAGTCGTCTGGTCCAGAGACTCCTCGAACTCCGAAGCCGTCGCGGTCGCCTCAGCCTGACGCGACGCCCAAATCGAGAACGCCGTACCAGCAAGAGCCAGCGCACCAGTCGCCAGCCCGATACCCCTAGCCGCAGAAGCACCCGAAATGTTCAGCGTCGACATCGCCAGCTTGAACTGGGCGATCTTCGGAACCGCCAACAGCGCCGCACCACCCACAAGACCGACAGCGGCAACAATCCCCGTGATCTGAGTGGCAACACCCAGAACAGGCGCGGGGAGCTGACCGATCGCGTCGACAATGCCCGTCGCACCCTGAGTGATCGACCGGAGAAGGTCGTTGACACCAGACCCCGACTTGATGAGCGCCGTGTCGATCGCGCCGCCCAGCTTCTCCACATCACCGGTCAGGTTGTTGAGACGGTCAGCGGCAACCTTCGCCGCATACCCCGAATCGTTAGTCTGATCGATGTACTTCCGGATACCAGCAGAACCCTCGTCGTAGAGGACGTTCGCAACACGCAGCGCATCGTTACCGAAAATCTGCGCCAGAGCGGCGTTACGGGTCTCATCCGTCAGCGAACCAAGGTTCTCGTCCAACTGGCCGGCGATCTCATCGAACGCGAGCATCTGCCCGTTGGTGTCGTAGAAGGAGAGGTTGTACTCCTCCATGATCTTGCGGGCCTTGTCCGTAGGCGCCTGGAGGGCGATAAGCGCCGCCTTCAGCGACGTACCCGCATCCGAACCCAGCAGACCGGCGTCAGCGAATGCCGCCAGCGTGCCAGTGGTGTCCTCAATTGAGTGACCCGCACCGTTCGCGACCAGACCCACCTGGCCGAGCGCGGCCGACAGATCCTCAACGTCACCGACAGCCTTACCCGCACCAGCGGCGAGAAGGTCAGCGACATGGGGGATGTCTTCGCCCTCAAGGTTGAACTGCTTCAACGCAATGGCGGCGATACCCGCAGCCTCAGCAACCTCAAGCTGACCCGCCGCAGCCAGGTCCAGCGCACCAGCCAGACCGCCACCAAGGATCTGCTCGGTAGTCAGACCGGCCTTACCAAGCTCCTCAATCGCGTTCGCCGCCTCAGTGGCAGAGAACACCGTCGAAGCACCCGCCTCAAGCGCCGCCTCACGCAGCAGGCTCATGTTCTCGGCAGACTCCTGCGTAGCCGCCTGCACATTCGACATCGCCTGATCGAACTCAGCGAACTTCGCCACCGCGATACCGAACGCCACCGCAGCAACCGCACCGATCGCAGCGACACCAGCCCCGACCTCAGTCATCGCCTGATGCTGCTTCTCAAGCTGCGCCGCGGCCTTCG